AGGATCGGCATGGTCACGCTCCTAGTGCGTTGAGGCGGCGCACGACGGACATGGCCGCGGCGGTGGGGTCAGGGCTGACGATGTTGTTCTGCACGGTCCCGATGCGGGGCCCCACCTCCGTGGCCTGCGGGGGCGCGGCGAACCGCTGCACCTGCGGTGCGTACGAGACGGCCCCGCCGACGGCGTAGCGGGGAGCCTGCCCGCGCTGGATCGCCGCACGGAGGCCGTAGACCGCCGCCTGGCCGCCGAGCTTCTGCACGTCGCTCGCGGTGAGGACGTGCTCGCCGTTCGACAGCCACGCCGGGATCGAGTCCGACGTGCCGGTGCCGGGACCGTGGATCGCGCCGCCGGCAGCCTTCATGACGCCGAGGCCGTTGCCGGGCGTGCCGTCTCCGACGTTCACCCGGTTCGTGGTGATCGTGATCCGCTTCTCGTTCGGGATCGCGTTCAGGGTGTCGAGGACCGACTGCACACCGCGGCGAGCGACGTCGGTGGCTGCGTTGACCTGGGTCTGCCTGTCGGCCGGGAGCGCGTTGAGCTTCGCCTGGTACTCGGTGACCTTCTGGCCCGCCTGCGGCGCGGAGTTGGTGAAGTTGGTCGCCCACTGCTGCGGGGTGCCCATCACCTTGTTCGCGTAGTCCTCGGCTGCCTGCCCGGTGATGCCGTACGCGCCGAGCGCGTTGATCAGAGCCTGACGCCCCTCGGCGAGCTTGGCGGTCGCGACGTCCTGCGAGCCGGACTGCTCGAAGAGGGCCGCGGCGGAGGTCTTCGCGGCGGAGGCGATGCCGTCGATCGCTCCGGACGCGTTGCGGCCGGCCTCGGAGCCGAGGTCGAAGCTGGTCCTCGCCGCGTCGACCGCGCCCGTGTTCTCCTTCACGGAGGCAGTCGCGTCGTCGATCGCCTGCTGGAACTGCCGCTCGGCGTCGTTGACGTCGAGCTGCCCCTTGCCGAAGTTGCGGATCGCGTCGGCGAGGGAGCCGATGTCCTGCGTGCCCTGCTGCGCCTTGCCGGAGAGCTCGGCGAGCTTCTTCTGCTGCTCGTCGGTTGCTTCGGACATCAGCTTCGTCGCGAGCGCGCCCTTGCCCTGGGCGAGGTTGTAGAGCTCCTGGTCGGAGAGGTTCTTCCCCTGCGCGCCGGCGAGGTCGATGAGCTTCGCCTTGTAGTCGGGCATCTGCTCGAGCAGCTGCTCGACGGCGTCCTTCCCGCCGCCAGCTTCCTTCACGAACTCACGGAACTGGGCCGTGGCCCCCTTGAGGTCGGAGTCCGCCATCTGCGCGAGGCCCTGGCCGATCGCGCGGAAGGACGCCTCGAATCGCTTCGCGGTGTCGGACACGTGAGCGAGACCGAATGTCGCCCCGTCGAGGAACTTCCCCATGCCGATGCTGGTCTGGTTCGCGCCGCCGTTCAGCGCGGCGAGGGCGTCCTTGAGCCCGTTGGCCTTCACGCCGATCGCGTCGAACGCACCGCCGCCGCCGGTGAACTCCTTGTCGATGGCGGCCGGCGAGCTCGTCTTGAGGGCGGCGTTCAGGCTCGCGAGCTGGTCGACGGTCAGGTCGGTCTGGCTGCCGAGGTTCGTGAGGCCGCTGACGATCGCGGCGATCCCGATGAGGACCGCGCCACCCTTGCCGATGGTGAGCGCTAGGTTGCCCGCGGAGAGCTGCATCGCGGCCATGGCCGCTCGAGCGGCGGCGACCTTCGGGACGATGGTGAGGATGCCGCCGCCAAGGAGGCCGATCCCGGCGGTGAGCGCCGCGATGGCGAGGACGGTCGCCTGCACCCAGCCGGGCGCGTTCACGAACGCGTTGATCAGGTCGGAGAGGCCCTGCACCATGCCGCGGAGCTGCACGTTGGCCGCGGAGCCCGACTTGATCAGGCCGGCCTCGAAGGCGGACCCGAGCTTCTTGACGTCGCCGTTGAGGTTGTCCATCTTGCCGGACGCCTGCACGGCGGCGAAGCCGGTGTCGTCGACGCTGGTGATCCACCCCTGGATCCCGGACGCGCCGTTCTGGTACAGGACGTTGGCGGCGCGGATCGCGTCGTTGCCGAAGATCTGCGCGAGCGCCTGGTTCCGCTGCGCCTGGGTGAGGGACCCGAGCTGGTCGTGCAGGACGCCGGCGAGCTTCGTGATGCCGATGAACTGGCCGTTCGCGTCGTTCGTGACGATGCCGAGCTTCTGCATGAGCTCGGCGGACTGCTGGGAGGGGTTCGCGAGCTGGGTGAGCATCGTCTTGAACGAGGTACCGGCGTCGGAGCCGAGGAGACCTGCCTGCGCGAAGGCGGACAGGGTGCCGACGGTGTCGTCGACCGAGAGGCCGAACTGCGCGGCGACGAGGCCGGACTGGTTCAGGGCCATGCCGAGGTCTTCGACGGAACCGAGCGCCTTGTCCGCGCCGGCGGCGAGGAGGTCGGCGATGTGCGGCACCTCGGAGCCCTTGAGGCCGAACTGGGTCATCGCGATCGCGGCGATCTCGGTTGCCTTCGCGACGTCGAGCTGGCCGGCGGCGGCGAGGTTGAGCGCACCCTTGAGGCCACCGCCGAGGATGTCCTTGACGCTGACGCCGGCCTTGACGAGCTCGGTCTCAGCCTCCGCGACCTCGGTGGCCGAGAAGCCGATGCCCTGCCCCATGGTGAGGGCGGCGTTGCGGAGCTGGTCCATCTCGTACGCGGTCGCGTGGGAGAGGGACTTCACCTGCGACATCTGCGCGTCGAAGTCGGCGAACGACTTCACGGCGAGGACGACGAACCCGGCCGCGGCCGCGCCGACGCCGAGGAAGACCTTGCCGAGCTTCTCCATGGCCTCGGCCTGCTGGTGCGCGGCGTTGGCGGTGTCGTTGGTGGCGTTCTCGGCGTCGTGCATGCCCTGCACGTAGTTCGAGGACAGGGTCTGCAGGACTACGCGGACGATGCGATCGGCCATGGCGGGTCTCCCGTCGAGCGCTGTTGAGTTGTGGTGGTGGCGTCAGGTCTTCGGTGGTGTCCGTGCGACGCGTCTGACGGGGAAGAAGACGCCGTTCATGGGTGCGTCCGGGCCGACGAGCTCGCGGTACGCGTCCTCGGCGTCCTGCTGCGCCTTGCGGGCCTGGTCGATGACCGGCATGTCGCGGAGCGAGCCGTCGGGCATCCGGGTCGGGACGCCCGCGACGTAGCCGTACTCGGCCTCCGGGTTGGTCGGGTCGGCGAGCTCCGACACGACGTCTTCCATCGGGAAGCCGTGCGGTCCGAGGCTGTCGGTGTACCGCTGCAGCGCGAGGACGAGCGCACGGTCGGCGTCGTTCCACTCGGCCTCGCGCTCGACCTCGTGGCCGACGGTGCGGTTCCCCGTGCGGATGATGCGGTGGGTCTCGCGGGGCTCCCAACCCCAGAATCTCCGGGGGGAGATGCCGAGCATTACTGCGGCAGCGACATCCGCCCGGAGTCGTGGATTGCTGCCAATGCTTTTCCCGCGAGCTCGATCGCCTGCTGGGCGTCCGACTGGTTCAGCGCGTAGACGGTGTCGACGACGTTGCCGAACTCGTAGCCCGAGATCGTGTCGAAGAGGTCGTTCCACTCGGCCTCGGTGGGCGAGTACTCCTCGTCGCCGTCGACGATCACGCCCGAGACGATGGCGGCGGCGCGGGTGACGGCGTGGACGTTGTAGCCCCCGACGATCGTGTCGGCGATGACGTTCGGACGGGCCGGGTTCCGGAGGGTGAGCTCGGCCCACTCCTGTCCGGGGAGGCGGGTGAAGCGGATGACGATCAGCGCCGCGGCGTACTCGGCCTCGAGCGCGTCGATCTGCTGCTGCAGCTCGGCGGGGTCCCTGCCGGCCGCGAGGCGCGGGTCGTCGTTGTCGCGTGCGGCGTCGAGCTCGTCGGAGAGCTCCTTGCGGCGCGCTTCGACGGCGGAGTCGAGGGCGACGGTGACGTCGCGGGTGGGCCGCGGTGCGCTCTTCGCGGCGGCGAGCTTGTCGGTGAAGGCCATGAGAGTCCCATCTCTTCCCCATCGGTGGTGACCCGGCCGGACGCCGATGGGGGAAGCGTCCGGCCGGGAGTGGGCTACGCGGCGAGCAGCGGCACGTTCCGCTTGGCGAGCGCCTGCGGGTACATGGCCTGGGTGCGGGTGAACTTCGCGTTCGCGCTGTAGGCGTCGTTCTGCTTCTGGCCGCACTTGACGGGGAAGTAGTCGAACTTGTCGCCGGCGGCGAGGGCCTGGTCGTGCGGCACGGCTCGGCGGACGGCGTAGACGACGGTCGCGCCGGGGACGAGCAGCGGGTCGGCGACGTCGTTCGCGGAGCCGAAGACGTACCGGACGGTGAGGTCTTCGGTGACACGTCCGGGCTGCGCGAGAACGCCGACGAGCGCGAGGCGGTCGTCGGTGACGGTGTCCTCCTTCACGCCCTCCTTGAAGCCGTCGGTCGTGAGCGCGTAGGTGACGTCGACAGCGGTCGCCTTGGCGAGGTCCGAGACCTTGACGGTGGTGAGGTCCGTCGGGAGGTTGCTCGCGAGCGAGCAGAGGATGAGCAGGTTGGAGTCCATGCCGACGGACGGCTGGACCGTGGTGTTGATACCCATGTGGGCTCCTTGGTGTCAGTGCCGCGGCGCGGCTGGTGGGGGTCAGGCGGGGTCGGAGTGGAACGAGTACTCGAGGGTCTGGAACCACATCGGTGGGCTCGAGTCGGGGTCGCGCTGCACCGGGCCGACGTAGTCCCGCATCAGCGGCGTCGTGACCCGGTCGGAAACGGTGAGGACGACGCCGAAGCCGCGCGGCCGGAGCATGCGATCGACGCGCTCCGCGGCGCGGCGAGCCTGCTCGGGGGTGGAGCCGACGCACTGGAACGTGGTCGAGGGCTGCCGGTGCACCTGCGGGCCCGCGAGGCGCTGGACCGTGTCCACGTCCGCACCGGGCTGCACGACGACGTACCAGGTCGCCGAGATCGGCTTGTCGTCCGCGCGCTCAGCGATGCTGTCGAAGAGCCGGTCCGGCTTCGCCAGCTCGACGTCGCTCCGGAGGAGCTCGAGCAGGGCGGCGTCGTCAGCGAGGCTCACAGGCCGGCCTCCCCAAGTGCGTCGTCGATCGCGCGCTGGATGCCGAGCTCGAAGTCGTCGGCGTTGTCGGCCAGCGCCTTCGGGATGCGCTTCTTCCCGGGCGTCTTGCTGGTTCCCTCGTCGACGAGGCCGACGACGGAGCCCTGCCCGCCGAGGACCGGACCGATCTCGGCCTCAAGCTGGCCGCCGTACTGGTTCGAGCCGGTGCCCTTGATGTCGTAGGAGATCGACCCGCCGGCGTGCGGCAGGTTGCGGGAGCCGTCGTAGTCGGACTTGATCTGGTCCTTGATCTTCCGCGAGGTGATCTCGATCGCCTGGCGGAGTTTCGGGCCGGTGCCGCCGGGCACCTGCCCGAGATTGCGGGCGAGGCGGAAGAGGTCATCGTCAGCCATCGGTGACCTCCACGGGGAATCGTCGGGCGGTCGCGTCCGCCGAGCGGAACGGGGCCTTCACGGTCGCCACGGTGCCGGGCAGTGCCGGGTCCGTGGCGGAGCTGGTGATGCGGACCTGCATGCCCGCCCGGACGGCGGTAGAGGTGTCGATCGGGAGCGAGAGGGTGGCGAGCTGGCTGACGAGGAGCTGGCCGGCGACCTCGGCGTCGTGCGCCTGGACGTTGCCCGCCTTGTACCGGCAGGGGCCGTCGTAGACGGGTTCGAAGACCGTCGGGTAGTCGTCGGTGTCCGGGTCGATCGGGCCGCGCGTGACGGTGCCGACCTGGCAGCGGTCGGTCATCAGCCGTTCGGCCTGCCGGCGTCCCATCGCGAGGATGCCGGCGGTGAGCGTCATCGGGTCCCTCCGACGTTCACCGTGTTGCCCCACTGCTCGCGGAGCCGGTCCTTGTTCGCGGCGGTGAGCTCCATGCCGGTCGAGGCCCCGCCGTCGGCGAACGCCGCACGGAAGTCGTCGATCCCGACCGAGGACAGGCCGCCGGCGGTGAGGCCGAGGTTCATCTCGATGGTGGTGAGGGTCTGGGACACGAGCACGCACGCCCAGCGGGCGAGGCTGTCCGGGGCGGTGGCGTACCCGTAGGTGAAGGTGATCTCCACGGGGCCGTCACCGTCGACCCGGACGATTCCAGGCCGCCAGTCGTACGGCACCGGCTTCCCGCCGCGGGTGACGGTGGTGACGGCGGTGACGGGCTGCTGGGGCAGGTCCACCCACCCGTTGTCCGGCCACGCGGTGAACGTGGTCGTGCGGGGTGGGTAGATCTGCTGGCCGATCACGTCGTCCCGGAGGTAGGTGGACGCGTCCTCGAGCAGCTGCTTGATCTGCGGCTTCTGCTCGTCGGTGAAGACGCGGCCGAGCCGGATGCCGAGATCCTCGACTGATGCGAACGCGTCCACCTGTCCTCCTAGGACTTGTCGGTGTCCGTCTGGCGGGCGCGGGTGCGCTTCGCCGGCGGCTTGGTGTCGTGCAGGATGTCCTGCGCCTCGTCGGTGGCGGGGCCCGTCTCGGGCTCCCCCTCCTTGACGGGGCCGGACTGCTCGCCGGAGGCGGGCTCGGTGCCGCCCTCCGGGTCGGGCTCGCCGTCACCCTCGCCCTCGCCCTCGGAGGGGCCGGGCGGGACCAGCTCGAAGGCGATCAGGGCCTCAAGCGCGGTGACGCGGTCCTCGAGCAGCCCGAGGCGGTCCTCGTCGCTCGCGGCGACGCCGGTGGCCGTGGCCTCGACGTCGTCCGGGTCGACGGGCGCGAGGTGGCCGGCGGCGATCATGCTCGTCGCGACGGTGTCCTCGAGCTCGAACTCCGTTCCGGAGTCTCCGACGACGCGCATCAGGCGGTCGCCGTCCCGGTGTAGACCTGCACGCCCTTCGGACGCACGACCTTGCCGCCGTAGACGTGCAGACCGCGGACGCGGTCGGCGAACCGGTCGGTGGCCCGCATGCCCTCGGTCTCCTGGATCTGGGAGACGAACGCGGCGGCGTCCTGGTGGAACGCGATCGCCTGCGGGTAGTTCTGCTCCGGCGCGAAGTTCGACACGACCGAGCGGAACCCGAGGAGACCACCGATGGTCGCGTTGCGCAGACCCTGGTTGTCGCCGCTGGTGTCGACCGAGGTGAGCTTCGAGTCGTTCGAGAGCAGGAGCGCCTCGAACTCGGCGTTCACGACGAGGATGCGGTTGCCGGCAGGGGCCTTGGCCTTGTTCAGGCCCTTCCGCAGGTCGCGGACGGCGTTGAACGCGGTCGCCGGGTCGTTGACCCGGGTGATGCCGCTCGCGGCGGTGCCCTGGGCGACGAGGAGCGCGAAGAGGAACTTCTCGGTGTCCTCGTTCAGCGCGGTCCCCGCAGCGCCGGTGTAGGCCTCGAGGGAGCCGGCCGCCTGGGCGCGGTCGATGTCGTCGACGTAGAAGTCGAAGTTCTTCTCCTGGTCGACGGCGAGGTCGAGGCCGGTGTCCGAGATCGGGTCGGCCGACGTGGTGCGGTTGTTGGCCTTGTAGTCTTGATCGACGGCGGGACGATGCCGGTGATGTGGACCGTGTTGCCGGAGCGGAGCTCGCCCTCGTACTGACGGTTGAGCAGGTTGGCGAGGATGGTCTGGTCGGACCACTGCTCGAGCAGCGACGCGGACCACACCTCGGGGATGAAGTGGCTGATACCCATGGTGGGTACCCCTTTCAGGAAGAGACGCCCAGGACCTTGTTGAGGCGGCCGTCGCGGCGGGCCTCGTTGATCTGGGCGGGGGACATGGACTTGAGCTCGGTCTCGGTGACCTGGGGCTTGGGCTTCTCGCCGCGGTTGCCCTGGCCGGCGTCGCCCTGGAACCGCGACTGCGGTTCAGCCGCGAGATGCGGCTTGCGGGTGAGGAGGTCGTCGATCGCCTCGCCGAGCGCTTCGGCGTCGACCGTTCCGTCCTCGGACACCTGGAAGTCGGACAGCTTGAGGTACAGCGAGGCGTCGGAGGGGTCGGCGAGCTTGCCCTTCGCTGCGGCGCGGAGTTCCGCGCCGACGAGGAGCTCGTTGAACCGCTTCGTGGCTGCCGTCTCGCCGTCCTTGCGGGCCTTGTCCAGCTCCTGCTCCTCCGCGGTCTTGCCCGCGTTGTCGCGTTCGGCCTGCAGGGTCGCCAGCTGGTCCTTGAGGCTCTGCAGCTCCTGACGGGCGGCGTTGCGCTGCCCCTTCATGCTGTCGAGGGCCTTCTTGCCCGCGTCGCCGAGCTGGTCAGCACCGTCGATGACCTCGGTGGTGGTCGTCGTGGTGGTGTCCGTCGCCGTCGTGTCGGTGGTGGTGTCCGTGGTGGTGTCGGTCGAATCCGTCATAGGAGTTGCTCCCTGGTGGTGGTGGCCGCCGTGCGCGGCTGTGCGTCCCGCCGGCGGCGGGAAGATCAGATGTGGATGTCGAGCAGCCGCGCGAGGGTGCGGATCGACTCGGGGGTGCGGTCGCGGTTCGCGCGGAGCTTGTTGACCTCGGCCTCGTACTGCTCGCGGATGCTCTGCAGCTGCCGGTCGGTGATCTGCTCGGGGCGGACGTACTTGTCGGCGGAGTTCGCGCCGATTGACCGGGGGAAGACGCCGGTCTTGGCGACGTCGTAGCGGACCTTCGCGTCGTAGAGGCGGCGCTCGGCGGCGGTCATCGTGTACCGGTTCAGCGGGTCGCGGACGCCGGACTGGCGGGCGGCGACGACGGCGTCGGACGCGGCGCGTGCCTTGCCGCCCTTGCCGAACTGCCCGAAGCCCTCGCGCTGGCCGAGGATGTTGCCGCCGCGGACCTGCGGGCCGGTGATGTAGCCCTCCCGCTCGAGCAGCTTGATCGCGTTCGTGCGGGTGCCGGCGACGCGGAAGATGTCGTCGGGTGTCATCCGGTGCGGGGTGCCGAACTTCCGGGCCGACTTCGCAGTCGCGAGGCCGCGGGTGTTGATGTTCACCACGCGGTAGATGTCGGCACCCTCGGTGATCGCTCGGGCGTTGGACTTCCCGAAGATCCGGTACTGCTCCTCGGTGCTGAGGGAGTGGAAGTACTCGTACGGGTCGGTGCGGTAGTCACCGGCGGTGTCCTCGCTGGCGGGGATGTGCCGGCAGTCGCAGCGGGGGTGCCGCTGGAAGCCCTGGTTCCACCGGAACCACTTGCCGGCGAGGATGACGCAACGGTCGCACGAGGGCGGGTTGAGCATGCGGACGTAGCCCGTAATCGCGGGGCGCTGTGCGATGTCGGCGGCGACGACGCCGCGGCCGGTGTCGGCCATCACGGTGAGGGTGGTCCCCGTGACCCAGGACTGCGCCGCGGTGAGCGCCTGCGCGACGGTCAGGCCGCGGGCGACGGCCTGCTTCGCCCGGATGGTGGTCTGGTCGAAGAGGGTGCCCACGTCGCGGCCGTCGGGTGCGGTAGCGAGGAACCCGGCGGTGTCGATGACACCCACCGGGTCCCCGCGCTGCCCGGTCTCGTCGAGCACCGCGGGGATGTACGACACCGCGGACGCCGCGGCCGCGGCGCGGCCGGTGGCGATCAGCGACAGCAGGTCCGGCCGGAGCCGCGACCACGACGAGTCGAAGTCGCCCGTGAAGCGTCGGCGCAGCAGCCGGTTAGCTGCTGAGGCCGTCGTGGCCGCGATCTGCTGTTGCGTTCGGTAGTACGTCTCCGCTGCCGCCGGTGTCGCCAAGCTCACTCAGCTCCCTCGTCGCGCGCTCGAGCTGCGGGTCGAACGCTTCCTGCTCGACCATCGCCATGACGCGGGTGACTTCCTCCGGGGGCAGCCCGTCGAGCTCCATGAGGTACTCGAGCGGGTAGCCCATCTGCTTCTTCTTGACCAGGGCGTCGGCGAGCTGCGACTCGGACCGGATCTCGGGGTTCATCCACGAGATCGTCGCCAGGGACGCGGCATCGGCGAGGCCCTGGTCGTTGAGGACCAGGGCGATCAGCCGGTACATGCGGCGAAGCGCGGGCGCGGCGAACGTCTGGAACTCGAGAGTCTTCTTGACCAGGCCGATCTCCGAGGCCTTGAGGCCCTCACCGTTCACGTTCGACATGCCGGTCTTGGTGACCAGGTACGTCGGCGGGGTCCGGGTCTGCGCGGCGATGTGACCGACGGCGGTCTCGATGACGTCCGTGAAGACGTCGAGCTTCGCCGCCTCCCACGAGTCGATCGAGGTGTCCTTGCCCGACAGGTACAGCAGCCGCTTCTCGGCAAGCTCGCGCATGTCGACGGGCTTCTCGCCGATCTTCACGCCGTTGGCGTCGAGGATCGGCGTCATCGGGGGCCCCTGGTGCAGGACGACCCGGGCGGGCATGGAGGCGTAGTCGGCGGAGAGGAACAGGTACGCCCAGAGCAGGTTGATCGCGTCCTGCATCGCCATCACGCCGGCGATCTCGGACTTCGGGTCGCCGGCGAGCATGGGCCGGTTCGGCATCTCGACCACCGGCACCTCGCCGAGCGGGTTGTTCAGCGGCCAGGTGTCGTCGGAAGCGGGCTGCCACTGCTGCCAGGTGCCCTGCTCGGCGCGGCCGAGCTTGGCCTGCTGCGCCTGCGACCGGCGGGAGTCCTGCGGCTGGATGCGCGGCTTGCGGTACTTCCACAGCTTGTCGTCGGTGTAGAGGATCGCGTACTCGAAGTCGCCGTCGACCCACGCCTTGAGCGCGGCGACGGGGCGGCGGAGGTTCGACCAGTCGTACTCGATCTCGACGTTCGCGCCGTGCTCCCACGAGATGACGGGCTTGTCGTTCTTGTCGCCCCAGACGATCACGTACGAGCGGGACGTGATGAGGGTGGAGAGCACGCCCTGCGAGGCCTGCATGTCCATCTCGTTGCGGCCCCACTCGGACCACAGCTTCCGTGCGCCGGCGCGGTCGTCGCCGAGCTTGATGCCGGTGTGCCGGATCCGCTCGCCCATCGCGTCGGCAACCGGGCCGCACCAGTTGTCGGAGAAGTCGGCGTAGCGGGACGCGTTCGCCTTCTTCCACTCCTCGGTCGCGAACGAGAGCGGCTGCTTGCCGGCGTAGTAGTCCTCGAGGGTCACGAACCCGCCGCGACGGGCCGCGAGGCGGGCGTAGATGGTGTTCGTGAGGGACAGGGCCGCTTCGGCGTCCATACGGCCTCCAACCGGCTATAAGTAGACGTAGTCGTCGTCGGGCGTGGTGTTCGCGCCGGCGGCGATCGCGTCGCAGGTGGCCTCGTGGGCCAGGGTGGCGGACATGAGGTAGTCGAACTTCTGGTGCTCGGACGCCTTGCCGAGGATGTAGCGGCGTTCACCGGTCGCGGCGTCGAGGCCGCGGGAGCGGACGACGGCGTTGCGGGTGTGGTCGTCGAGCTCCGGGTCGCCGTCGTGACGGAAGGCCGAGTCGGGGTTGTAGACGTCGGTCCGGAACCGCTCGAGCGAGGGCCACATGCGGCCGATCTGGTTCGTCGGCCACTTGATGAAGGTCTTCTCCCCGAAGAGGGAGCCCCACTCGTCGATCTCGGTCTCCCACATCTTCGGGTCGAGGTAGGCGCGGACGACGTCGTAGCGCTTGCAGAGCTCCTCGACGGCGGAGCGCACCTCCGCGCGGGGGATGCGGCCGCCCCAGTCCTGCGGCCGCCACTGGGTGGGGCGTTCCGCGTCGCCGTAGGTGGGCGTGAACTGGTAGTAGTCGAGGGTCTCGAGGCGGATGCCGGTGTAGTCGTCGTTGTCGGAGCCGTCGAAGCCGAGGCACACGCGAGTGCCGGCGGGCACGTCGCGCTGCTCGCTCTTCTTGTCCCACTTCGCCGAGTCGAGCCAGCGGCCCTGTCCGGGGACGATGCGGTTGCCGAAGAAGCGCTCCGCGTCGGCGGGGTCCTTCTCGAGCATCTCGAAGGCCTGGCCTTCGATCGCGTCGATGTCGACCCACGGTGCACCGGCGTAGTTGAACTGGAAGATCTTCCGTCGCTCGCGCTTGACGTTGAAGTTCAGGTGCGCGGGCGGCTGGCGGAAGTCTCGGTTCAGGTCCTTCGCGGTGGACGCGAAGGTGCGCTGCGCGACGGAGTCTTCGGCGGGGTCCCACGCGTTCGTCGTCTCGATCGCGCGCCCGCCCATGCCGGCCAGGCCCTGTCGCTGCTTCTTCGCGAGGTTGTGGCCACCGTTCGAGGCGACCCAGAGGCCGGTCTCGTCCTGCGGGACGAACGTGACGCGCTGCCCGAGGCGGGAGGTGGCCTTGCTCGTGACGACGTCGATGCGCCCGTCGTTCGGGAGCCGGATGAACTCCTCGCCGGTCTTCGGGATGACCTCGGCGAGCGGGCCGAGCTCGATCATGGGCCGGAGGGCGTCGTAGGTGTTGTCGGTCTGGTCTTCGCTGGTCGCGGTGATCTGGATGAGCGGCGTCGCCCACGGGCGGCCCATCGGCTCGCCGGGCTCGTACTCGTAGAACCAGCCGCAGCCGCAGCCGAAGTCCCGGCAGTCGTAGATCTCGCCGCCGAGCGCCCACCCGTCGAAGAGGACCGGGCCGACACCTTCGACGCACACGAACGCGCCGATCAGGGGGGACTTGCCCCACTTCTGCGAGCGGACCAGCAGCGACCGGCGGTAGACGAACGCGGTGCTCTTCTGCCCGACCTTCGCGGCGTCGCTGACCGTGTAGTGGTTCGCGACGAACTGCAGCTGCTCGGAGCCGAGGATGAACGGCTCGCCGCGGCTCTCCTGGTCCGGGATGACGCAGTGCGCTTCGATCCACTCGGGGACGACCATCATCGGTCTAGGCATCGCCAACCGCCTTGAGTCGATCGCGGGCGCTCTGTCGCTTCACCGGCGGCTTCGTCGCAGTCGGGGTCTCGGCGCGCTTGGCGGCGAGGTCGTCTTCGACGATCTTCCAGCGGAGCGAGTGCATGCCCGGCAGGGAGAGACCGAGCTCGGCGGCCATCCGCAGCGTTGCGGTCTTCATGCCGGACACCGCGTCAGGGAGGTTCGACTCGAGGTAGGCGCGGACGTACGCCGCGACTTCGTACTCGAGGCCGAGCCGCGCCCACATGACTGCTTGCGGTCGCCGCCAGAGCTTGTCCCAGAGCGCGACCTCGCGGTCACGGAACGCGTTGGTGGCGTCCTCGTCGAGCTCCTTGACGCGCTGCTTGTCGACCCAGTAGATGTCGTAGATCGGGTTCGCCGGCAGCGGGTGCTCGGGGATGGGGCCCTGGTAGCCCTCGGCGGGCAGCGACACCCACTCGGCGTCGGTCTTCCGGTCCCGGCGCAGTGCGTTCGGGTCCGGTGCGGGACCGGATCGTGTGCGGGCTCCTCCGCTGGGCATGGCGACCACCTCTTGCCGCATTGCGCGGCGCTGGTGACCCCCGAATGAGGGTCAGCCCGGGGGTATCCGGGGCGTTTTGAACTTGACGGACTTCTTGATCACCTCTCCGGCGGTTCCGACGCCCCCCGTCGTCGGGGCCCCCTCCCCACCCCGTCGACGTCGTCGCCGTCGTCGTCGCGGACCTGCCTGCTCACCCTCGGTCGTTCCAGCCGCCAGGTTGGTTCCGTGCGGTCTCGGTGTTGTGACATGGGGAGCAGAGGCCGCGGCCGTACTGCGGATCGTCTGGGTCCAGGGACAGCGCCTGCAGCTCCCGGCGTGAGCGCGGGTAGTGGTCGGCGACGGTGGACTGCGCGGTACCACAGCGGATGCAGATGGGGTCGCGGTCAAGGACTGCCCGGCGAAAGCGCTGGTGTCCGGCGCTGGTGTAGCCGCGCTCGGTGGCGGTGCCGCGGTACCGGTCGGCGCTGCGTCGGTGCTGGGGGCACCGGGTGCCTGTGGCTCCGTCGAAGACGGCGGGGCAGCCGTGCACTGCACACACGCGCATGCTCATGCTGGCTGCCGATCAGAGGTGGCGCGTGCGGGCCCAGTCGGCCAGGCCAGCTCCGACCGAGAGCATCTGCCCGTACGGCGCGAAGATGAACCGCCCGCCTGAGTTGTTGCGCTCGAACTCCACGTTCGTCCACTCGGCTGCAGCGACCCATCCCTGCACGTACGGCGGGTCGTCGGGGTGACCGTCTTCGGTGTGGATGCGGCACATGTCCGCGATGGCCTTGCCTGC